TATAAAACTACCTATTGGATTAGAATAAATATCTTTAGAAACCAATTTAATAAGTATAGGAATACTAGATTTGTCTATTGTAGCAGTAATTTTCTCAAAACCACTATCTACTTTTTCTTGTGTTAGTCCTTTTAGTAACATTTTATCTAAGATTTAATGAATAATTAGTTTGTAATTTAGCTCCTTCTACAGTTTCTCCAGCTAGTATAGCATCTTTAATGAGTGTTTTAGGAATATCAATAGTAATTTTAGCGTTTTCTTCACTAAGACCTAATAAATCTAGTATTTTAACCTTATCAGACATAGAAATATCTTTAAAAGTTATCTTCTTAAATTTATCATCAATTTCTTCTGCATCTAAAATCTCAGTAGAAACACTAGACCTAGTACTAAGTTTAAAAGTATCAACTTCATAACGCCAAATATCTTTCTTAGGGTCTTTATCGCCAAACTGCTTAATAGCTTCAAGGATAATTCCACTTAATTTAGCATTAAGATTTGTATAAGGTCTAGCAAAAGCTTCAATTCTTTTAATTTCAGAGTTAGCATAAGCTATTTTAGCTTCACCTTCTTTAATGATATGACAATAAGCTTTTACTTTATTATCAAAGTTCTCTTTAGTTACTAAAAAAGCTTCATATTGCTCATCAGTAACTTCTCCACCACTTTCTTCTATTAATTCATAGAGTTCTAGTAGTTCTGCTTGTATTTCGTATATGTTTTGTTTCATTTACTTTTTCTTTTAAATTAATTTTTCTATTTCTTTTAAAGTATCAATAGCACTATGTATTTCTCTTTTTAGGTTAGCGGGAGCAGGATATTTAGTATAATTACCTTCAGCAACATTAACTACTTCTAATAAATCACTAGCTACATCTCTGACTTTAGTTTTTATTTCTATAAAATCCATTACTTTTTAAGTTTAAGTTGATGTTTTATTACCATTTTTTCTCCAGCTTCTCTATTAAGATATACAAAAACTAGTATATCTTTGTATTTTTCAGACATAGTTCTAACACTACATTCAAAGTCTTCGTTACCATTTTCATGGACTACTTTTCTGTCTATAAAAACAACATGAGCATTTTCTAATAAAATTTTAAAACAATTACCAATAGCCATGTCACTTTTATTGTAAGTTGTTCTTGTCCAAGAACCTTCAGCAATATGTTCTATTTTTACAGTAATAGCTCTACTAATACATTCTTTAAAGAACTTTACTAATTTTTTCTTATCTGATTTAATTCTTTCTAAATCATAAAATCCAGTATCTTTCATTATTGTAGTATATTAAGTTTAACTAAAATTTCTCTTACTTTTTCGACTAATTCTTCAATAGTACTGTTATTGTCAATTACATAATCAAATGTAGCATCATCTAAAGCTGTTTCAGAAGGATGTTTTTGAAAATTATCTTCATCAAAGCTCCAAGTATTTAAAGATTCAGAAAATTTAAAACCTTCATTTATAGCGTGTTCATACCAAACAGTATCTTCTATAGATTCATATTTAAAGCCCATAGCAACTAATTTATCATAGACTTCTTTTTTTGTATAAATAAACTCTTTAGGAGAATCTCTATTAACTCTAATAACAATACCATCTCTAGCTTTAATAGTTTTTAATTCATTAGGAAATCTAACGTCAGGTATAAGCCACTTAGGATAATTAATATTACTATCGTCAGGGTCTTGAATAGTTCTACTATCAATAGGTTTATAATCACTCATTAAAGCATTAACCCAAATATTATCTAAAATTTTATTTCTAAATAAATCAGTACCTATAAACTGTAACAACATTCTAGGAGTTAGTTCAATTTTATAAGCTGTTTGATGATTAATTTTTAATTCTTCTTCATACCTTTCTTTAGAACATTCTGTGTTAGTCATTACAGTAGTTTTAACACCATCTTCATATATGTGTTTAAAACCACTAGCATAGCCATATCTAATCCATTCTTCACCTAATTCTTCTTCTTTAAATTCCCTATCTTCGAGTTCTTCTCTTGTACAACCTATTAAAAGACAAACAATGTCTTTAAGTTTGTCAGCAAATCTTTTGATTCGGTAGTTATTATTTAATCCATAATTTACTTTTGAATCAAATACAGTTTTCATATCCCTATCAAAAGGATTTGTAAGATATTGTACAATCTTGGCAACAGTATCTTTACCACTATTTACTTTTCCGTTTATTCCTATTATCATAGTTTTATTTATTTATTGTTCTATATTATCCCAATTAACTGTACCATCAGTTTGTAAGATATTCTTATGTATTAAATTTCTTATAGTTCTCCCAAAAAATCCTTGTAAACCTATATATAATTGTTTACCACAAATATAACTCCAAGATTTAATAGTATCATTAGCAGTACCTTCTTCAAAACCTTCAGCATAGGCTATAGCTTGATAATCAGTTATTTCTTCGCCACTTTCAAAAATAGTTTCGTGCATTGTTTTAAAATTATTAAGTTTAAAATAAAAAATCCCTCTAACACTACTGCCATTAAGGTCAATAGGAACTTAGGATTTAAAAGTTCATTTACCCATCGCACTTAGCTTCTTAATTTGTGAGAATTCTTTGGCTTAATGTGGGTTTAAAAGTGAAAACATGAACTCTACCATGTCTAAAAGCTCCAAAATTAATAGCAGGAATGTGCTTTAATGGGATTATTCTTAGATTAGTAAGCATTTTCAGTTCTTTTTCTGTGTTAATCAGATAAATACGACTGTCAGCGGGTTCATTAACGGTAATACTAAGAATACCATCAACTTCTGTAATGTTAGAAACTTCGTCATAAAGACAAATTGCTTTTCCAGATGTAGGTTTTAAAATCATTGGTTATTTATTATTAAGGTGAATACAAGTATAGCAACTATCTACATTAGTAGTAGCTTCTACACACTTTTTGAATTTGCTTTCTTTGTACTTAGCAGAAAGAACTACTCCTAGAACAGTAGCAAAGAATAGAAGGACAATAAATCCTATACCTATATCTTTGTAAGCTCTTCTTTGTTTAGTATCTATCATATTCTCGCCTTTAAAATTTCCAATTCTTTACCGATTCTTGTCTTATCTTTATCAGATAAATCGGCTAATACACCATCCTTAGTAAGTTTAGTACCAAGTTTCATTTGAGTTTCGAGTCTTTTAATAACTCGTTTTCTTCTCTCTACAGATTTTAAAGTTTTACTGTAATTAACTCCATTAGATTTTGTCATAACTTCAATATTAATTAGTTTATTTTGTTTATATAGATTGTTAGCATAAGCCCTATTACCACGTCAAGGTCATCTATTTCAATAAGGATTTCGCTGTGTTCCGAAAAATTAAGATAAAAACTTAACACAGCAAGGAATTTCAACCTTTACCTACTAACCAACATAGCAAGTTCTTCAATATTTTCTTAGTCCATTAAATTTACAAATACGTTCAAATTTAAATGATTAAGTTAAACGGACTAAGAATGTTTTTCGTAGTTCTTAATTATATCTTCAAAAGCTTTGATAGTATAACTAACTGTACTAGGAGGAATTATATACTTATCTTTAATTTTAGAACTAATAACTGCAATTACTTCTTTATCAGTAATTAGGTTTATATCTATTGTCCAAGTTTCTGTTTTATATTTTTTAACAAAAACATCTGTAAGACTATATGTAGGAACTGGTTCTTTTTCTATCTTACTACCAATAGCTCTAAAATCTCCTAAAATTAAAGCTTTTAAAACATTTTCTGTGGGTAAAGTTATTATACCATCTTTAAAAGCTATACTAGTAGTATTACCTAAAAAAGAACAAGTTATAGAATATGTAGAACTGTTTACATAAGTCATTATTAATGTAGTAATACCTTTAGTTAGTTCTTCTAGTTGATACTTAGTTGGTAACGTTTCATTACAATTACAAAGAGCTATAAATTCTTCTTTATTAGTAACAGGATATACTTTATTTTTTGGATTTAAAGGAGTAACAATCTTATTAAGATTACTAAAATCTATTAGTTTCCCCTCTATAGAGGGAAATCCACATACTTGTCCAATCCACGTATTAACAAAGTAATCGTAATCTAAATCACTCTCTCCAATGTAACTACTACCAAAAGTAGTAGTAAGTTTTACACATTTACCACTTTTAAATTGAGGTTCATCTTCTACAAAATTAATTGTACGAACATACTTAAAGTTATCTTCATCCCAATCTTCCTTTTCCTCAGTCTTAACTAGTTTAAAAACTGTACCAGCTTTAACATCTTGAATTTTAAGTTTTCTAACTTTAAATTCTACTTCTTTAAGACATTCACTAGTAACAGTAAATTCGCCTTCTAAATTTTCTTTTTCTTCTTTTTTCATGTTATTTTAATTAAACGGTTAAAAACCTACAACCCAATGGAAAATATTCCCTATAAAACAATCGCAGTAATCTTAATAGGGAGGGTTGTAGGTATATCTTAGTCAAAAGAAAGATTTGACATAATATTATTTAAATCTTTTTTACTTTTTTTGTACTTTTTCCAAGCTTTAAGTATTTCAGGTTTATATTTTTTTAATAAAGGTTTTATTTCTTCAAAACAAGCGTAGTTTTCTAAACTTCCTTTTTCTTGCCAAAAGTACTTTAACATATCTTCTGCGATAATTTAGGGTAATATTTTATTTAAATCTAAAAACAGTAGTTTTACTACTAGTGTCGTAATAACATTTAATATCTAATGTATCATTAGGATTATTTGTTATATAAGGTATAAGTTCTTCAGGAAAATCTACCTTTGGGTGTCTTTGAAAATCGAATAATAATGAAATCGATAGCAAAAATAGTGCTAAAATTGTTATTATCATAGATATTAGAATTTTTATTGCAAGTTTCATGGTTTTATAAATTTTGTTCTATCCAATCATTAAAAGGTTCTATTAATTCAATTGCTATAGAAGGCTTAATTTTTCCATCAATACATTTGTGATTAATAAAAGCTTGCCAACATAGTTGTTTAACTTCATCTCTAGTCCAACTATCTTTTACTTTTTTAATAGTAATAGTATTGTCTTTAGGATTTACTTTAAGTTTAAATTCAGGCTGTGCTTCGGCTGTTTTAATCCAATCATTATAAGTAGATTTTTCATACTCAACCATAACTTTAGTAATAATATTACCTTTATTATATTCTTTAATAAATTTAGTAATAAATTGAATAGAAGGTTGAGGTAATACCCATTTTTCAATAGGATAATTATTAGTTAATCCTTTACGTTGTTTAATAGATAATGTATCTTTTATACAAGCAATAGAAGTATCAGTAGTAGCAATGATTTTATTCCAATTTTTACTACCTTCAAATGTTTCAACTTTATAAACTGTATCTAAATTCTTATTTACAGCCCAACACGGTAAATCTTCTTTTTTAATTTCATCATTAGATATAATATAAAGATGTTGAGGTTTGCCATATGACATCCAATCTGTCTCTTCTAATACATCTTTAGTTCTAATACACCAATTAGGAACTGCTCCTAATAGTATTTCAGAAGCTGCTTTTTCATTTGTAGGAAGCATAACTACATCACATTCTTTAAACTGATTCATATCATTTGTTTTTAGATTATTAATATTACTAGGAATTACCCTAGTTGCACAATGTTGTTCTTTTATCTCTATACGTTTTCCAAATATAGGTTGTTTAACAACTACTATACTAATATTACTATTAGTAAGGCTAAGTTCTGTATATACAATTCAATGATTGTAATTTATATGTTCTTAGCTGCCACCACATACTTTACTTAAATTATATACTCCAATCCATATACAGTCCTAATCGTTATATCTAGTATAACAGTCATTAGCGGGATAGTATTTTCAAGTATGTTTTATATTATATAACACAGGGTTATTAAATTTAGTGGTAGAAGCAGGGCTCGAACCTGCAATGTGAACGTATAGATAACCTCGACTTGTATTTCAATTCTAATCTTCAGATTTACGCCTTACTCAATTAGTTTAATACTTTATAACGCTTCAATGATTATCCTTTGTACGTGAGATGCCGTTTCCTCTTATTTTTTATTCACTATTCTACCTTGTTGTTAAATGGTTCGATTTCTCCTCTATAGAGGAAATAATTATAAAATTAAGTTAAAATACTTTATAAACATAAATTATAACAGTACAAATACCTATAATAATAGTTATATGATGTTTAAGACTTTCTTTTATATAGTCTTTACTAATCTCATCTATTCTTTCTTGTGTAGAGTTTATAATTGGTCTACTAAATTCTCTAGCAGTAATTTCATGTAAATGGTCTTTTGCTTTTTGTAACGAATGTACAATAATTGAAATTCGCATTGTAAATTCGCTTAAAATTATGTTTTGTACTAGTATAATTATACCCAGTATGATTAGTTTTGCTATCATGAGTTTGCTTTAGTTAAAAGGAGTTTTAAAAATGTGTTTATCTTATTTTTCATATTAGTATTATTATTGGTTAGGAACTTTAATGTAGTATTTTTTGTCGGTTCTTTTCTTGATATGATTAAAAACATATTCAGAAACTAAATATTCACGAGTTTTTCTTTTAGCGGTAATAATCATAATTAAATGTTCGTTGTTCATATTATGACCATCAATTATAATACATTTATTAATGTCACTTAAACCATGTTCAAGAACTATAAGTGTTTTTGTATTCATATTAGTATTATTATTAGTTTAAAAGTTTATAGTTCAAATATACATAATATAACGTAAAAATAAAGAGATATAAAATGTTGATTTGTATGTTGAGTTGATGTTTGATTTAAAAATGAAGTTTGAAATGATTGTGATAAAAGAGAAATAAAAAGAGAAAAAAAGAAAGAAAAAGAAAAGGAAAAGGAAAATTTTGGGAGAGATGTGTTATATTATGATTATTGTGGAGTTGAAGGTTATTTTGTTGGAGATAAAAGAAAGAACGAAGTTCTGGTTGCTGCTGATGCTTGCGAAGCAAGTGAAGCTAGCACTATCACTACTAAAAGCCAAGCTCACGGAAAAAAAAGATTTAACTATCATTAATAAAAGTGATTAACTTATTTTGTCATTTTATTGTCAGATTTTTAAATTTCTCTTGCAATTATCAAAAAAAAATCGTAACTTTACATTATAATTTATTATCATAATAATAATAAAAAGAAAAAAGAAAATAACTATGCTTAAATTGCATTTATTTCTCTTTTTTCTTTTCTTTTTTCTTTAGCATGATTTTTAATAGCTCAAGCAGTAAGTATAAATGGAGCAATATCTTGATTTAAAACTTCAATTACTCCATCATAACCAAATGAACTCTCACTTTTATTTCTTTTGTTTATAAGTCAGTTGCAAAAGCATCAGCATATCCATGTTCAGTATCTACAATACCATATTTTAAAAGGATTTCTTTTGTTTTTTCTTCTATTTCAGCAGTAGCTATATCAACTCTAGCATTAAATGGAATAGTTTTAGCTATAAAATCTTTGTCAGCTAGTATTTTATTAGCTCTTTTAAGTAAAATATGACTTTTAGCAATAGTTCCTTTTAAATCTTCCATTGCAAGTCTTTCACTAAGAGGAGGAATAGTATTAAATTTACTATTTTCATGCCTTTCTTTTCTAAAAGCATCTTCTTTTTCTTTTTCTTTTCTTTCAAATATGTGTCTATCTATAGTCATATTAGCTAATGCTTGTGCTATTTTTCTAGTTATGTGTGTCATAGTTATTATTATTATTTGTCTTATCAGTTAAAAACGCCACTGTCTTATCAGTTGCAATCGCACTTACAACGATGGCAAACACTATAACTAGCGTAAGCCAAAAACTCGTAGAGGATTTACTATGATTAGTCGTAGTTAAATAACTAAACAAATTGCGAAAGCAATTTGAATACAACAAAAAATGGAGCTGCACAATTAAGTACAACTCCATTCATTACTCAAGCATTAGTTACTCTGATAACAAAGCATCAAGCTCTCTTTCAGTGGCACTTTTAATTGGTTCTTCATTAGAAGATGCAACTTGAGCACTCTCTTGGAAGCCAAAGATAAATTTAAATGCATTAGTTTTTGCAGTTAAAGTAGCTTTAGCTGTTTCTACTAGAGCAATCTCTTTGTTAGAACTTGGAGCAACAACAGTTAAGAAATCAGTTCTGAAACTGTCTGTAGTTCTAGTAACTACGTCACCAGCTAAAGCACGTTGTCCGATTTTAATCTCTACTTCTTTGCCTGCACGTGTTACAGTAAATGCAGCAATAGCATCATTCTTTGTAACTCCAGCATTTTCATCTGCAACATAAGTAGAACCCGCTTTGTGGAATTCAATATCACCAAAGATACTGAAACCTGCAAGTCTAACAGGATGAATATCAGTAGGTAAATCTGATTGGTCCAAATCTTCTTTCCATTGAGCAAGAGTTCGAACAATACCTTTAGGAAACTTAGTTCCTTTTTCATCAGTAACGTCTAGTACGATGATGTTTCTCGCTTTAATTAAGCGACCAGCTAAAATTGTGAATTTTTTCATAATTCAATTATCATTAAAATGTTAAATCAAGCATACCTTCGTGGTATACCAAAAACTAGAAGAGGATTAACTATGTTTGTTGTGATTAAAAAAGAAAATGTACCTAAATCAATAGATACATTTTCATTGTCAAGACTTTTTAGCTTTCCTTAAATCAATAGTTTCGTTTAAAGCAGTAATAGTAGCATTAAGATTAACTATTTCATTGTCTCTTTTTAAACAATCTTTAATAAGATGATGTCCAGCATCAATAGAAGCACTAGCAATGCCTTCAGCTAGTTTAACATTTTGTTTGTACTTAGTAATCTTCTTCTCTAGTTTTTCGTTCTCTACTAGTAGTTCATTGAATAGCTCTTTGTCTTCAGCTATACTCTTCTCTAGTTGAGTAATAGTATATTTAGATTCATCATAAAGACCATAAGCCCATACAAAGGCAACAAGAAAGAAAAAAGCAATACCAGCAATAGGCTCTTCTATAGCTATGAATACAACTACAGCTATAAATAGGATTAGTGTTAGGATTTTGAGTTTCATAAGGTTTTAAATTATTAGTTAGAATTGTAATAGGGGGATGTTCGATTTCCCAAAGACTAGTGGGGGGTTTACTATTGGTGGATTGCTCTTTTGAAATTTAACTAAAAAATTTTTTAAAATTTTCCTAAAAATTATTTTTCTTCTCTAAAATCTCTTCTATCTCCAGTAACATTATCTTCTTCTTTTTCTTTTTTATTTTATTTTTTCCTTAACTTCAAGCATAGACAATCTCACCCAAGTATTTATATCCACTAATACTCCTATAATCTCTTCAATAGCTTCATCAGAAAGTCCTTCATCTTTATAAGCTTTAATTAAATTCAAAGCTCCGCCACTTCCAGTAGATAATTGTAAATTATGACCATCTTTAAAAGGAGCATTCCTATAAAAATAACCTTCTAAAATTTTATCTTCTACCATTTCTTCTTTTCTTTAAAAACTCCTCAACTTCGTTCTTATAAATCTTACTTCCGAAAAAATGTTTAATTTCTTTTTTATCAGTAAGAATTCTAAATTCAGTTCCATCTTCTCTTTGATGCCAATTATCTATTATATGTACACTAGGTTTATTACAATATTTATCAGTATCAATTATAAGAGCTTCACACTTCATAAGCTACTTACTAAAACACATAACAAAAGATAAACACTCACTATTACTAAAACTATAAGCCAACTTGTAAGAGTAATTGTATTATCTTTCTTCTTTAAATACTTCTTTTCTTGTAGATACATATATCTTTCAATATCTCTTTTACAGTCATGTGTATAATAATGAGTAAGAACATATTCTAAAGTAATAAGTTCTTTATATTCTTCTTCTGTTAAATTACCTTTTCCTAAAAATGCTTCCATTACTTTTCTTTCAATACCCATTCTAATGTTTCTATCCTACAATTTAAACCAAAAAACTCCTTATCAAAATCTCTTTCTCGTGGGTCTTTCTTCTCTCGTTCTTGTAGTAGTACTTTAAGCTGTTTAAGAGTGTCTAGTCTTTCTTTTATTTTGTCTTTATCTTTCATGTTAACTTCTCTTTTTTCTTATTCTTTTAAATTTAATACTTCTAGTATCAGTAGTAATTTTATCTACTCCTAAAAAACTCATAGCAGCACTACGACCTTTAACTACAACAAAGTCCTTTGTAAGTTCTTTATAGATTTTGACTTTCTTGTTAAACTCTTCTTCTGTTAATTCAGTAGTAAACGGCTTACCATTAACAGTCATATATTTAGTCATAAAATAATAAGGAGAATTTCTACACTTATTATATTCTTCTTTTTGTTCTTCTGTCATTTCTTAAATAGTTTATTAATCCAAGTTTTAAATTTACTTTCTTTTTTAAATGATTCTTTAGGAGTAAAAGGATAGTTAATATCATGTTGAACAACTACTCTATCTCTACTATTTAGCCACATTTCATCTTCTGCGTCTTTATAGAATTTTTCACATAATTTTAAATTCTTTTCAAAATCTTTTCTTCCTTCACTAGTCTTAGGAATGTAATAGTTAGGATACCTTAGATTAGCTTCTTCAATTGTTTTATTAAAAAGTTTATTAGCTTCAAGATTATTTCCTTGTTCTTGTTTTTCTTTATAATCTACTTCAGCTTTATAATCTTTATAAGAAAACAATTTCATAGCTCTAGCATGATTATCTTTTTCTTTTTGATTTTCTAATAAAGCTTCATTGTATCTTACTTTAAGTTTAAAGAGTTCTTCTATTTTAGCTTTAACAAAGTTTCTAGAATAATCATAAAGTTCTTCTATAAGTTTAACATCATAATAAGGAGTTAAATCTTCTTTATCGAGAATTGATTTAAAAGTATTACCATGAATTCCAGGTTTGTCATTATTCTCCTCTATAGAGGGAAAACTTTCAAACAATATACTATCATCTTTCTCAACTACAATCTTATACATATTTGCATATATATCAGGAGTCCTATGAAGTTTACTAACTATAGCTGTAACTAAATCAGTAATTAATATATTATCCTTAATAGGGTCGCATCCTAAAATAAACTTTGCTTCAAATCTATTATTCATATCTTCTTTTACTTTCTTTTATAGAATACTCTTCTAAAAAATCTAATTCATTATTAACTATAGCCATTAAATTAGAAACTTCTAACATAGTCATAGTTATATTTAAATTATAACACAGTATAATTTTTTCAAAGAAACTAGAAGCTTCTGTTGGAGTTATATCACGTCTGCTTACAATACCTTGTAATTTAGTCATAGTAACAAGTTTTATAATTTCAATACCTTCTACTCTTTTAATACAAGCAATATAATCATCTATACTACCTTTAAAACCTTTAGTATTACATTCTTCTAAACTGTAATTTTCTTTCATAGTAATCTTATCTTAGTCCAAATTACTTCATTTATAGTACCTTTACGTTTACAACTAATCCAAAAAGTAGTATCATCTTCTTTAATGCCTTCAAGAATATTCATATTATACTCTTTTAGATATTGACGAATTTCTTTATTAGTCTTATCTTTATCAGTTGTCATAAAAGTAACTTCTATTCCTATAAGGAGATTATCAGATATAATATTTATTAAATGTTTATAGTAATCTTGTGTAACTCCTTGACCTCTACGTTTAAGAAATATAGGCATAAGCTTAGGAAACTTACCATTTTCTCCCCAGTAGTTAGTAAGTGTACTAGTGGTATTATCTAGATTATAATTTTCTTCCATGATTTTGATATTTAAGTTGTTTAGTATAAAGATAATAACTAGCGTCTTTAATAGAAGTTGCATAATATCTAAAATACCACTTGTAGTAGAGATTAAAGATTATCTTTTTTCTTACATAGATAAGATATGCTGTTGAAGGAATATTGTTTTCTAGAGTTACTTTAGTAGGAACAACTTTATATTGTCTATTAGGAAGCTCTAGAAGAGAAGTTAAAATTAGATTATTACTTTCTTGTATAAAAGAATGATTAGAAGTAATGGATTTCTCCTCTACAGAGGAATATTTACTTAACTTTGCAAAATCTTCATTAGTTGCATTTTCAAGTATATTTTTATTTTGTTTGTTCATAAATTTAGATTGGTCTATAAAATGAAAACTATAAGATTCTAGAGGTTTACCTTTAGGTTTAGTACCAAATTTGTCCATAAATCCAGCTATTCCTAAAAAGTTTACAAAAGCTGTTTGGTCATCATCTACTTCTTCTTGTGTTATCATAGTTTAATTATTGAATTGTTGCTTTATTTTTATTTTGTTGTCTAAAGCATAAAACTAGTCTGATTAAGACTAGCTTTATAATTTATGGTACTAATTAATTAGTAACCACCTTTTGTTACTACCCTACTTAGAACTTTTCCATTTTCATCTTTATTTACTTGTACAATAGCTCCAGGAACGAAGCAACAAGTTTCAGACACATTATCTCCTTGTTGAGTAGTTATTTGTATAACACAACCTAGTTTAGGAATTTGCATAGCTTTTGTACTTTTCATCCAACCCTCTTTCTTACTACTAGCTTTAGATATTAATTGAAAAGTATCTCCATCTCCCCAAAATACAATGTCTTTTACATTAACACTTGCACCACTAGCGTCAGTATTATGTAAAGTTTTTCCAGTAGTTCCGGCTTCGGTATAGTTATTTATAAATAAATCTCTAGGAATATAATAAATATCTTTAGGATTGGTTTTATCTTGTGCTATATATCCAGCATCAAATACTTCTTTAGGAAGAGTTGAATGTTCTTTACCTACGGCTACTTTATCCATAGTATTACCTTCTATAGCTAACCATTCTTTAATAGGAGCTATACTTGTTGTTTGTTTTTTAATGTACTCTTTAAACATAATATTAATCCCTCCAAGTTATAAATTTAACTACAGCCATTTGAGCAGCTATTAACGTATTGAAAGCAGCAGTTCTAAGAACGCTTTTTGTCCAACTAGGATTACTATTAATTTCATTATCCTTTTGTTTTTCTTCTACTAAGTCTATAAGTTCAGCACTTAATTTCTTAGCTTTGTTGACTCTTTCCCAAGTAGTACCTTCGCCATGATTAAAATCTAACCCTACTGCTTTTTCTCCAAAGGTAAGTCCTCTGTTTTCTTGATTTTGATTTTCCATTGTTTTTTAATTATTATTGTTATTTGTTAAATATCCTCTACTTTCTAAATCATCTACAATCTTTCTACCAACACCGTATCTACCTTCTTTAATCCAATTAGTTTCTACTACAGTTTTAGCTATAAGTAAAGGCAGTTTATTATTAGTATTGTGTCTTACAAATGTAGTTATAGTTGTCAAAGCTTCCACTTTATTTCCATTCCTAAAACAACTATTTAATCGGGTTCTTAGTCTTTTTAAATTCATAGTATTTGCATATACAATAGTAATACAACTAACAATAGTAAACAAAATTAGTTACCAACAAAATGAAATATAAATGTTAACTAGTTTTAGAAGTGCTATAAAATTGTAAGTTTTTACTATTTTTACTTGTAGTTATAAATAAAGTGATTATATTTGTAGTGTTAATAGTTATAATCATGGCACTAACGAATCCAAATAAAGAATTAAAAAGAAAATTTGCAGAATTAGCTGACGAAACAAACTCTAAGTATGGCGTTAGTTTAAGTGGTGAAGATGTACTAAGAATTTTAGAAACACAATTTGAAGTTGTGCCTTCTGCTATTCAAGAAGGTGGTACAGTTAAGCTTCCATATATAGGCAAATTTACTCCTATTAGTTATTAGTATGTTAAAGTTCTTTGAACTAGGAGAAAAGAATACTTTAAGGATTGCAAAAGATGAAGTTCTTTTGCATCCTGAATTTGCTTTTATATATAGGAAAAGTAAAGGTGTTGATGGAGATGCAGACGGTAGGAAAAAACTATATGCTTATAGTGTTTTTACTTATATCTATTTAATGCACGATTATAATAGTAGTTTTGCAGACTTAGATGATAAGCGAAGACATAAGAATTCTGTTAAAGAATCTAATCTTCCCGAAACTTGGACACCTAATGCCGCTGAACAAGCTGCTATTGATAGATATATTAAACTTCAAGATGATAAAACTCCTACTTTAAAAGTAGTTGCTAATCTTAAACGTGGTTTAACTATGTCTGCTGACGTTGTTAAGTTTCAGACTGATAGAATGGAACATATTAAAGCTGCTATTTTGCAAATGGGAGATACTTTAGATTATACTAAGGCTGAAAGTCTATCTGTTTATAACAGTTTAGTTGAAACTTTAACTAAGAGTTTGACTTCTTTTTTACCTTTAGCGGATAAAATAAATTTAACGTTGGATAGTGTAGTTAAATTAGAAAGTAAAGTTATTGTAGAGATGGGCAAAGATAAAGAAGCTGCTGGAGGTAAAAGTATTGGTAATAGAGCTGACCCTAGATAAATATTATGGAAGAGAATGGAAAATTTTATAATAAGCTAGTTATTTTAGTTAAAGCTAAAACTATTTATTTTGATATAGATGAATATAGTTTTGTAACTAGAGAAAGAAAAGATAATGTATTAAAATCTTTAGAAGCTAAAGATGATGACTTTGAAAAAGTAGAAGCCGTTAAAGCTTTGATTACACTTTCTCCTGATACTTTTAATATGGCTTTTTCTGTACTAGATGGTACTGAAACAGAATTAAGAGGGTATAGCAATAATGCAGTAGTGCGTTTAGTTATGCCCTTTTCTTTGTTTTTAGAGATTTGGGAACATTATTTTGCTAGAACTTCTCCTATACTTAATGTTATAGAAACAATAGAGAAAGCTTCTGCTCCTATAAGTACTTTTATGGATAATCCTCCAACTATTAAGCCTTTATATAAAGACCAATATAAGATACATAGAAAAGAAAATAGTGAAGACAATTAAGCTTTTCTTTGATGAACCTAGTCATACCTATAGAGATGAAGAAAATAGGGATTATATAAGTGTAACTACTTTTATAGATACGTTTAAAGAGAAGTTTGATACTGAGAAATGGGCTAAGATAGATGCTGATAAAGCTGGTACTAGTCCTGAAGCTATTAAAAGGACTTGGGCTAATATTACAGATATAGCTTGTGCTAAAGGCTCTAAAGAACATAACTTTATAGAAGATACTATCAACGGAGCTAAAGCCTCTATTGGTGGTTCTAGTGCTAGTTATAAATATAAAGTAACTACATTAGCTGAACTAGAATTAAGTCCTTTAAAAAGAAACCATGCAGACATATATTTTAAACTAGTAGAACTTGTGAGAGCTGGTGCTATTATATTTGCTGAAAAGCGTGTATATAGTTATGACCATAGAGTTGCAGGTACTATTGATTTACTAGCTTTGTATAAAGGTACTTTTTTAATACTAGATTGGAAAACTAATAAACACGTACCTAGATTTGATGCTGGATATTATAAGAAAAAATGGGTTGGAAATGTTAAAGTAGAAACAGGCGTTTGGCAACCTTTAAATAAAAGATTTTTTTATCCTATAAGTAATCTTGCAGATAGTAAAGGAAATGCTTATGCTTTACAGTTGAGTATGTATGCGTATTTGTGTGAATTATTTGGTTTAGTTTGTAAAGGACTTATGCTTTATCATATAGATTTAAGTACAGAGAAAAGAAAAATTACTTTAATAAAAATGCCGTATCTTAAAAACGAAGTTAAATTAATGCTGGAAACAAGATTATGAAAAAGGTTAATGTTTTTACTAACAATGATAGTTATATTACTGAGCTAGTTAATGGATTTCAAACCTTTACTGGTGCAGGTAAGACTGTAGAAGTCGAACAAGTTATCATTAATAAAGATTTAACTTATTTAAGTGTAGAAGAAAACGATAATGAGATACTATTTATTTTAAGTCCTACTTATTTTAGCCTTTCTAGTATGTTTTTATTGAGCGATTTAATACATAGGTATTCCAATAGATTAACTGTTCTTTACAAGGTGCGAGAATTGATTGGTACAGATGAAATTGCTTTTACTAGAGAACAACATTCGGAGATACTAAAGATATTAAGTAGTAAATCTTTTGAAAGTATAGTTATGTTTATAGGTGAAACTTCTAGTTGCTTTACAGAACTTTATCTTAAAGTTACTAATGAGAAGTTTAATAATATAGAATATAATGTAGGAGGATTTAAGTTTAATAAAGGAAGTATATTAGCTCTTAGAGATTGGGTTGAGAAAGCTGAAAAAGATTTAGAATCTAGTTTTGATACTAAGGATTTAATATTAAAAGCATTACTAATAATAAATGAAAGAAGTTCTAATTAAAGGAGATATTGCTTATGAATTTGAGGATATTTCTTTTGTAAATACTTCTCTTTTTAATGAAGCTGCTAGTTACTATAAGAAAAATGGTATTTATACTAAAGCACATCCTGCTTCAAGAGATTATAAAGATTTTTGGGATATAGAGGAAGATAGAATACTTAATGGTATGACTGCTCCTGGTAAGCTAGTTGATGGTAAGATTCAAGAAGTACATATTACTGGAACTCATTATGCTTATCTTAACTATGGTAGGATAAAACTTATAGATGATGCTAAGTTAGGAGAAGGAACAGAAAATGTTTTAAAAAATAGAACATTAACAGGAACAAAAGAAATTAACTTTCCTGATTTTTGGGATGGGGATTATCATTACTTTAAAGCTTTAGAAAAAGCAAAGCAAATAGGTAAGCATCTTATAATAGGAAAAGCTCGTAGAAAGGGGTACTCTTATAAGAATGGATTTGCTTGTGCTATTAGAGCTAATATGTATGCAAGTAGTACATCTATAATAGGAGCTTTTGATAAAAAGTATCTTACTAAAGGTGACGGTACTATGACTATGGCGGTAAATTACTTGCAATGGTTAGAAGAATATACAGATTTTAATAGAGGATTTTTAACTACCAAAGCTGATGAATATGAATTAGGTTATACTCCGCAAGGAACTAAATTAAAGAAAGGTTATCGTAGTAAGATACTTGCATTGTCTTTTAAAGATAATGCTGAAGCTGCTATTGGTAAGGATTCAGATTTTATTATATTTGAGGAAGCTGGTAAGTTTCCTAATTTATCTGCTGCACTAGATGTTACTATTCCTACAATGGAAGATGGTGAGATTATTACAGGTACTATTGTAGTGTTCGGTACTGGTGGTACTAAAGATGCAGATTGGCACAATTTTGAACAAGAATTTTATAGAGTTTATAAGCACGATTTTATGCCTTTTCACAACGTATGGGATGAAGATGGTAGAGGTAAAACTTGTGGATTCTTTCATAGCCATGCTCTGAACTTAAAGCCTTATCTTGATAAAGACGGTAATAGTAAGATAGAAGAAGCTACTGAAAGTAGTTTAGAGAAAAGAGAAAAAAGAGCTCAACAAAGTGATAAGAAACAAGATAGTGATAGTTATATAGCTTTACGTTGTTTAAAGCCTTCTGAAATATTTGCAGCTAGTGGTAGTAAATTCTTTGGAAGTGATGCTATGAAGGAGCATTATGAAAAACTTAAACATGATGAACATCTTAAAAATTTAGGTAGAGTTGGTAGAATAAGTGAAGATGATAAAGGCAATATAAGTTTTACTCCTAATAGTCAATTACCTTTTAGTGACCAACACCCTATAATAGAAGATTATCATTTCGGTGGTAAAGATGATATTAACGGTGCTGTAATAGAATGGTATCCTCCTTTTAGAAAACCTGATGGTACTGTACCTGAAAATTTATATAGAGCTTGGCATGACCCTTATGCTCTAGAAAAAGATAGAGAGAAAATGACTTTTGGCGATTCTCTTGGTGTTACTTATATATATGAAAGAGAAAACAATTATACAACTACTGGTGGAGATATAATAGTAGCTGCTTATGTAGGTAGACCTGAAAGTCCTGATGATTATAACGCTCAATTACTGGCTTTAGTTAAAAGGTACGAAGCTGAGTTACAATTTGAGAGTGATAGAGGTGACGTTATGGGATATTTTAAATCTCATGGTGCTTATAATATGTTAGCTGATGAACCTGATTTTGATTGGAAACGAGAAATAGCTGGAACTACAGGTAGAAAGAAAGGTATTGCTATGCACAGTGCTGAACGTAAAGGTACTGCTGCTTTACTACTTAAACAATGGCTTTACCATAAAAGAGGTACAGATTTATTGGGTAATATAAAATACAATTTCCACTATATATATGATTTAGCTACATTAGATGAACTATTAAAATGGAATATGAAGGGTAATTTTGATAGAGTTTCTGCTTTACTTATAGGTGCTTTAGATAAGAATGAAGTATTTAATAAGTTCGTTGAAGATGTATCTAATGCCGATTTTACACAAGACAATACTAGTTTTTTAGGTAGAAGTTGGTTTAATTAAACTATGGAAGATTTAAAAATTAAAAGAGAAGAAACTGGTAATACAGTTCGTTTAGCTCAAAAAGTAAGTTACGCAACTAAGAGTGCTAATGATTTTGAGTATATGAAACGTACTATGGATTACTATATAAATAGTATCAGTAATACTGAACTTACAGAAATGGAAACACTTTCTAGAGTTCGTAGTGGTACAATGGTAGCTAGTGATTATACTTATGTTACTAATGGGTTTGGCTTTAAAAAAGAAGAACATAAAAAGTTTCCTGCTAAACTTAGAAATTATCCTTTAACTGAACCTGTTTGTGAGTTGTTTCTAGGTGAATATAATAAAAGACCTAGAATAGAAACTGTTGTTGCTTTAAATTCTGATATAGAAAATGCTTTTAAGAAGCAGATAAATTTAGAAGTAGAACAATTTATACAAGGGATTTTCTTAGAGGAACTAAATAGAACCGATGTTTCCTCTATAGAGGGAAAAGAAGTTAATCCTGAGGAAGAACAAGCTAAGTTAGAACAGTTGATGGCTAACATTAATACTGGTATTGATGATAAACTTGCTATTTTAGGTCAAGATACTTTAGACTATTTATATTATCATCTTAATTTAACTGATAAGCATCAACATAGTTTAGATAACTATTTAACTTATGGTAGAACATTTAATTATAAGAACGTTGATACAGATGAAGTTACTTATGAAGTTGTACCTCCCGAAGAAATAACTATTCCTATAATTCCTGGAGTTAGTTATGTTAATGATTATGATACTGTAATCAGAACTAAACTTAGAACCTTATCTCAAATTATAGATGAGTACTACGATAAAGGTTTAGTTGAACATATTGAATTTTTAGAAAATGAAGCTATAAACGGTGGTAATATTAATGCCGCATATCAACGTGTCGCTAATAGTCTATTTAAACAACAAGAAGAAGAAAAAAACAAAAATGCAACAACTCACGATTATGAAGTTTATCACGTAGTCTTTCCTAGTTATAAAGAAATAGGAATACTTACTAGGTTAAATGAACTTGGAGAAGCTGTTGAATTGGAAGTAGATGAAGACTATAAATTAGATGAAGCGGCTGGAGATATTAATCTAGAGAAACTTTGGATTAAAGAATTATGGGAAGGTACTAGAATAGGTACTTATGTTTATTTAGATATAAAACCTATAGCTATTCAAGGTACTGAACTTTCTAATAGAAGTAAAACTATAAATCCTTATGGTGGTTTAGTTGTAAGAAATAAAGTAGGTGGAATTCAAAGTATAGTTAAGACTTCTTTACCTTATCAAGCTCTATGGAATGTTTATCATTATCAACACGAAATGATAATGAATAAGAATAAAGATAAAATACTCTTTATGCCTTTAGGACTTGTACCTAAAAAACAAGGTTGGACTGAGGATAAATTTATGTACACCGCTGTAGCTGGAAGTTTTGCTTTTTATGATGAAACTGCTCCTAATGCGGCTTCTAATTTACAAGGTATTAAATCTGTAGATATGAGTCTGAGTAAATATGCTGCTGATATGTATAAACTACTTCAACTCATGCGTGAAGAGTATTGGGATGCTGTTGGTGTTAATAGACAAAGGTTTGGAGATACGATGGCTAGTGATGGTAAAGGTGTTACTGAACAAGCTATTTTTAGAAGTACATTAACTACAGAAGAACTTTATAGACGTTTTGATAAAGGAAAAGAAGAAGATGCTAATGTATTATTATTATATGCAAAAGTAGCTTTCATTAATGGTAAGAAACGTAATTTTGTTATGTCTGATGGTAGTGTTAAACTACTAGAAGTACTTGGACCAGAATTTGCTCTTGCTGATTTAGGAGTCTTTGCTAAGAATGGTGGAGATGAATATGAAAAATTACAAAAGTTCCAAAATCTTGGATTAACTCTATTGCAAAATAGTGTTACTGTTGGACTTTTAGCTGATATGTTAGACGCTAATAACTTTAGTAAAGTAAAAGAAATTGCTAAGAAAGCTGAAAAAGTAATTCAACAAGCAGAAGAAAGAAAGAATCAAATTGCAGAAGCTAGTATTAAAAGTTCTGAGGAAATTGCAGCACAAGCAGAAGCTAATAAAACTAATCTAGAAATGTATAAGGCTGATTTAGCTTCTGATACAGCTATAGAAGTAGCTCATATAAACCATGAAGGTGGAGAAAAAGCTACAGTTGATACTACTAGTAAAGATAATCTTGAACGTGAGAAATTTAATCATGTTAGAAATATGGATAATCGTAAACTAGAATTTGAGAAAGGAAAACAATCGGATAAAATGGTAATAGAAAATAAAAAGCTAAATAAACCGACAACTAAAAAGTGATATATTAAAAGTACATAATACATAAATATATAAGTAACGTAACTAATAATAATTAATTTTAACGAAAATGACAGAAGCAGAAAAAGAAGCGGCTAGACTTAAAGACGATAGTACTATCAGTTTAGAAAACCTTGATGGCGACCCTATTATAGAATCTATTGATGATAATGGTGGAAATCCAATTGAATATCAAGATATAACTAAACTTGAAGATAACTATAAAAACTTACTTGCCGAGAAAAATGGAGCTAATTATGACAAAGAAGGTAACCTTTTAGATAAGGATAACAAAGTCATATTAACTAAAGACGAAGTAACTAATTCCTTTACACCTAAATTAGATTTATTTAATAATAATGGAGATTTAGTAGATGCTAAAGGTACAGTTTTAAAAACTAAAGCAGATATTGAAGCTGAAAGATTAGCTGCGATTAAAGAAGGTGAAGAAGGTGAAGAAGAAATACCTGAATTGTATAATGCCGCAGGAGATTTAATTAAACCTGATGGAACTGTTATAAAAACTAAAGCTGAAATAGATTCAAATATTAATGAAGATGATGGTGCAGTAACAGTAATCCTTAAGAAATATGGTATTAAACCTGTTGATGAAGCTGGACAACCTTTAGTTTTTGAAGATACTATAGAAGATTTTGAGAAAGCAGCGAACTTAGTAGTTCAAGCTAGATTAAAAGAACAAGAAAACAATTTCTTAGATAGTCAACCTAAAGATGTAAAAGAATATTATTTACATAGAGCAAATGGTAACGCTCCTGAAGATTTCTTTAAGAGAGTAGAATTTGATGTAGATAACATTGTTTTAGAAAAGGATAAACCAGAAATTCTTAAAAAAGTTATAAAAGAAGGTGCTATAGCCAGAGGGTATAACGAAGAAACTGCTGATAAGATGGTTCAAAGAAGTGAAGCCGTTCAAGCTTTATTTGAAGATGCAGGAGTAGAACTTCAATTTATGCAATCTAGTAAGGAAGCTAAGAACGCTGAATATGAAGCTAATCTTGCGGCTCAAAAAGCAGCAAATGACGCTACAATAAAAGAAACAAGAGCTGCAATAACAGCTATTATTCAAAACAAAAATATAGATGGTTTAAAAATCATAGATGCGGATATTCCTGCTTTTACAGATTATCTTTTAAAGGATAACGGAAAAGGAAGTGCTTATCAACAAGCATTAGAAGCTTTAACAAGAGAGCAAGAAATGAAACTTGCTTATTGGATGTTTAAAGGTTATGATGTTACTAAACTTGTTAAAGAAGTTGCTGATAAGAAAACTGTTTTAAAATTCAGAGAAGCTAATAAAGCTAGTAATTCAACTAATAATACTCGAAAACCTACTAAAGAAGTAGTTGGTACGGAAGAAATTACTTTAGATGCAATTACTTAATATAAATCAATAAATTAATTAATTATTATAACAAATGTCAAACACAAATCTAAACTACGTCATTCATCAGGGATTTGATGGTCGTGGTTTCACTGATTCAAACAGTTTAGCTGCTGCTAGACTTACTAATCCCGACACAATTAATCCTGTTATTACCTATATGCAAGGTAAAGACAGTGACCGTTTTCCTTTAACTTTCCTTACAGAAGGTCAAAAAGGTGGTGTTAGAACTGAAGAAATTAAAAATATTGAGTATCTATGGGACATTATGGGTAAACGTAAAAGAGCAGTTGCTGTTGTAGCTACTCCTTACGGTAGTACTGATAAGCCAGGTCTTAATGGACAAGAAATTCAAGCTACTTTTAAGATTAAATGGTTCAATTATCAACACACAATAGTTCATGGTACTGGTGCAAGACTTCGTGTTAAGGCACAACCTACTAAAGTTTCTAACGGTTGGTTATATAAGTTTGACTATCTTACTAAAGATACAACTGCTTATTTAGACCCAACTACACTTTATGTAGGACAAAAGTGGATTCAAGAAGGTGTTGGTACTGTTTCTAATAGTTTATCTTTTGGTAACGATAGTAATATTGTAACTCCTGGAAAAGCTAAGAATCAAATTTCTATTCTTAGAAAGTCTTATCATTATGCTGGTAATATTAACGAACAATATGTTGAATGTAAATTTAATATAGGTGGTCGTATTACTTCTAAATGGATGGAATATGAAGAGTGGGAAAAAGAACTAGAGTGGAAAGAAGCTGTAGAAGAACATCTATGGTATTCTGAGTACAACAGAGATAGTCAAGGTATTGTTCATCTTAAAGATGAAGAAACTGGACAAGAAATTCCTCATGGTGGTGGTTTGATTAATCAAATTCCTAATCATGATACTTATTCTTTTTTAACTGCTGATAAATTAGATAAGACAGTATTAAGTGTTATGTATGGTCGTAATGACGATAAAGTAGCTCAAACTATTGTTTTATATACAGGTATCGGTGGAGCTAGAGAATTCGATAGAGCTATTAAACAAGAAGTTGCTGGTATTTCTCAAATTACTGGTGATAAATTTGTAAGTGGTAGTGGTGGAAATCTTAAATATGGTGGTTACTTTAGTGCTTATGAAACTAAAGAAGGTCGTCAAATCATTGTAAAACAATTAGAAATTCTAGACAAAGGTAGTAGAGCAATGGTTGCTCCATTACATTACGAAACTGGACTTCCAATGACTTCTTACAATATGTATTTTGTTGACCAAACTACTTATGACGGAGTTCCTAACGTTCGTATGGTGACTCAAAAAGGTCGTGGTATGATTCGTGGTATTGAACAAGGTATGACTTTGATTAAAGGTAAAGACTTCGGAGATTACTCAGGTAATACTGTAGCTTTGTCTACTAGTCAAGATAAGACTTCAATTCACTACTTATGTGCTAAAGGGGTTAACATTAACCGTAACAGTCATTGTTTCCATTTAGAGCCTGATTATACTTTAGCTCAATAAAGCTAAGATATTTGTTATAATGTAATTAATTTTTAAACAGTAAAACAAAATAAAATGATTGACAAGTTAAAAACAGTTTATATTAGGAGAGTAGATATAGATTTACTTCCTGGATATGACCAAGAGGATTATATTGCTAAGATTGGAGCTGCCTTCTCTAAAGAAGGTAGCGACACTCTTAGAGGTTTAACAGCTGAAGAAGAAAGGAAGTATCTACCTACTATTATAGGAATAGAACCTACTGCACCTTTATGGGAAAGTAAGACTAGAAACTATTGGGCAAGTATTTCTGTACCTATTGAAGCTGATGGAAAAAAACTTCAAGTAGGACTTAGATACCCTTCTGAAGAAGCTGCTGAGAAAGGAAAAGATGGTATACCTATTAATATACCTGATTATATTCTTTACAGATATTGTCTAGTGTATGGTAGAGTTGCTAATAGTAAAGCGGAAGTAACTAATTCTAGTAAGAAGATTAAATTCTATCTTGAAGATTTAGAAGCTGAAAAGAAAATACAAATTAGTAATCACAAACTTAGTCTTGATGCTTTCCAAGCTTATATGAAGATGCTTGAAGATATGAAAGTAGTTCGTTATATTCTTTGGATTGAAAAAGATAGGATAGCAGAAGATTTAAATCCAAGTGCAATATCAGATGATGAAGCTAGTATAGCTTTAAATACTTTTTGTACTAGATTCCCTTCTGAAATGTTAAGATACGACAAAGAAAAAGACACTATTAGATATAAAGCTTTTGTTACTAAAGCCGTTCACTTTGGAGTTCTTACTAGAATTCCTAATACCACTACATATATGTATATGCAAGATGGTGAGAATGTAACTCTAGGTAATAGTTTAAATGAAGCTGCTGCTTACATTAAACTTCCCGAAGCTGAAAATCTTAAAAAGAGAATAGAAGCCAAAATTGCTTCTAATCCTAAAACTTTAAATTAAACTTTTAAATTAAAGAATGTTAGTTAAAGAGTTACATATTTCCATAGACACCTATTTACAAGAAATGAATAGTAATGTCTATGGTAATGTGTTGCCCGAAGAAAAAGATTTAATTCTTAATTGGGCAACAATTGAATTTATAGATAATATTTGCAATCCTAGTAAAAATATGGATGGGCAAGGATTTCAACATACCACTAGAAGGTATGATTTGATACGAGAATTGATAGAACCTTATAAGGTAATTCCTTTATATAAAACAGAGGAAGAAGGAAAGTTAAAAGGGGCTTTGCCTTATAACTACCATACTTATATTAATTCTAGGGCTAATGTATTTCATAATTGTAATAGTGTTACAGTACCCGAAGCTACCAAAACTACTTATAAAGTTATTTGGGAATTAAACAGGTCTGATGAAACTACTAATATATACAAAGATTTTAAGGTGGTTAAAGATATTACTACTATCTTTGAATTTAAAAACTATTATCCTAATGGTTTAAATGATGTTGATGAAGATTTTTATCTTTATCATTTATTGTTTGAAAAGTTAAATAAGGTAGCTGGACTTACTGTTTATTATAGTAAAGACGATGATAAGAAAGATAGAACTTTAGTCATAGAAAGCGATACAGCTTTTACATTAGGAGTACAATATAAATTAGCTGCAAGTGCTTTAGACCAAACTATACCTGCGAATGTAGTCGATACTACTTACTTTAATCTAAGTAATCTTAGTCTTGTAAAAAGTGATACTAGATTAGTAGCTAGTGAAGATGTAGATTACCTTAAAACTCATCCTTTTGGTAAAACTACATTTGTAAGTCCTATTGTGGAGATAGCTCAAAATTCTTTGTACTTGTATCACAATGAAAGTTTTATAGCTGACCAAGTTTTAGCTCGATATATTAGAATTCCTAAGAGTATTAATCTATCTTTGAATCAATGTAACGAACTAAACGATACCGCTAATAAGATTATAGCTAGAAAAGCTGCGGAGCATATAGCTTTAATTAAAGGTACTAATACTGTGAATAACATAATTAAACTTAATCGATTAAATTAAATAAAATAATAAAGAAATGATAGGACAAATCTTGATTGGAAAAAATACCGCCTACCTTGCTAAAAGAGGTGGCGGTACAGTCGCTAGTGCTAAAGAAATTAATGACTTAGCCGAAGGTGCATTTGGTGTAATAACCGAAGATGGAACTTTAGTAACTGTAGCTGGTGTAGCTGCTGCTTTCTTAGACCAAAAATATTTTTATGTTTATGTTGGTGGAGCTACTGCTGCATTAACTATGGCATCTAAAAAAGTTGTAAGAACTAATGTTGTTATGAACTATTTAGCTTATGCAGCTCCTGTAGATGCTTTAGCTTATTTAGGTGATAACGCTACTGACACTTATGATTTAAATTTCCCTGCAACTCTATTGACTGGTGATATTGCGACTGTTACTCTAGTAGATGACAGTAATGATACCATTCCTCAAAAAGCTATTAAACGTTACGATTATAGAGTAAAAAGTGGAGATACTGAAACTTCTGTAATCAATGGATTAGTTGCTTTAGTTAATGCCGACCCTGAGATTGCTACTGCTACTGCTATAGACGCGGGTACAGCTAATCAAGGTATTAGATTTAATGCTGTAGCTGGTGTTTCTTTAAAAGTTTTAGCTTCGGGTATTTTATCTGATGCACCTGTAACTGGAAAAGTAGCTCAAAATCCTGGAGTTGGTACTCCTGCTGCTATAGCTGAATTAGAATCTTATTACAGTGTTTATAAAGGTAATACAAGTCGTTTGAACTTGAATGGACTTTTATATACTGAAGCTTCTAGAGTTGTTGCAACTGATACTTATGATATGTTTAATTTTAATTATGAATATACTCATAACGGAACAATTAACAGTCAATCTGCAACTAAACAAACTTTAACAATTGCTATTCCTAATGGAGCTGCTTGTATAGCTAGTTTAACTACAATATTTGGTACTGCATTTAATCCTGGCACTACTGCTGGAATTGAAAGTGGTGCTGCTGAGACAGACGAAAGTTAAGAACCATTCTCTTCCTTTTACTTGCCAAGACAGTTTAGGGAGTTCTAGTAACTCCCTTACTGTTTTAATTAATAATAGATAAAACAATGGCTCTAAACTTAGAATATACCAAAACCACAGATTGTAAACTAAACGTTTATAATGGAGAAGAAACTACACTAAATCTAGTTGTAGTTAAGTACATAAGTGCAACTGAAACTGAAGAAGTTTCTACCACAGAATGTCCATTTGATGTTACTACTACTGTAACATTTACTGGTGATGGTGTTTATAAAATATATCCCGAAGAAGCTACAGATGAAATTCATCTTATAATTATAGATTGCGAAACTAAAACTAATTTAAATACAATAGCTCAAAATGTTCTTTGTGGTAATTGTAAAGAATGTGATTTAGTTTATTATACAAGCTATCATTTAGCTATACTTTCTTTTTATTCAAAAGTTGAAACCACTTTTGAACTTACAACTGTGTTCGATACTATAGATAGTTCTACATTGACAACAATAGTAGATTTTATGGATATTCTTGCGAGAATACGAGATTACGAAGTTATACTTTTAAATAATTGTGGTTGTGGTTGTAACAAATGCTAGTAAACTAATCTATTTACAGTTAGAAGAAATATATAAAACTAAGTCTTTATTATTATATAATAAAGAGAAAATTGATATTAAATCTTCTATATCTACTTATCTTAAAACTTTAAAAGTTCCATACCTTCATGTATGGCTTTTACTTGTTATAGATTATGTAACTGTAGTTACTTACACTGGTGGAGTAGCTAGTACTGAAATAGTACAAGGTGATTGGAAAGAAGTTTTTAATTATTCGGGTATTAAGAAATGTCTAGCTTGTGAAAACATTGATTTAGATTTACTTTTAACTAACTTAAATATTCCTAATGACTGATAATGAATTAAAAGTTTTTACTAATTATCTTGAAAAGAAATTTCATATTTCTACTGATAAGAATAGTTATCAACAAACTAGTAGAGATATAGTAGATTCTATATTAGAACTTACTTCTTATGTTAGAGCTGGTCAACTTCCCTCTATGGCGGGAAATTCAGGTAAATTTTTAACTAATAATGGAACTACTGCTAGTTGGGGAACTTTAGTTATACCTCCAGCTATTGATAAATATCTAAAAACAGATGCAGATTTATCTTCTACTTTACAAGTTGTTAAAGATGCTATTGGAGGTTCTAGTAAAGCTTATTTAAGTACTGTAGATAGTAAATTTTTAGGAACTAAAGTTCAAATAGGTGATGATGTAGATTCTACTTATTTAAGATTTGGATTAGATTATTTTAATATCTATAATGATGGTACTTTAACTAAAGCTAGTGGTGGTATTACTAATGCAGTAGCTTACGGTAACGCATTTAGAACTCAACAAACAGGAGAAAATACTATACCTAAAAATCTTTTAATTGGTGGAGGACTTATTAGTGCTTTACCTGATGCAGCAAACACATTAGAAGTTATTGGACAAGGAGTTACAAGTGCTACTAAAACTGGTTTATTTAAAAATAGTATTTTAGATACTGTTTTAGAGTTATTAGATAGTCAAACTATTATAGGTTATTCTGCGACTCAAAAAAGATTCAAATTTGGTTTTGGAATGGCTGGTCAAGAAATAAGTACAAGAGATGGTGAACTATCTGTAGGATTAATAGATGCAAATGCTTCTGCTGCAATTAGAATGCTAACTTTAGGAACTGGTTATACTTACTTTGATGGTTATACAGAAGGAGCTACTAAAGCACAAAATTATCCTATGGTACTTGGAGCAAGAGGTACTAATACTGGTTTAGGTACTATAGGTACTACAACACAAGAAAACGGTACACCAATAATTATTGGTTCAGAAATTTATGCTGCTAGTGCTATTTTAAATATTAACAGTACTACTAGAGGATTTCTAACTCCTAGAATGACTACTGCTCAATTCGTAGCTATAGCTTCTAAAGCACAAGGTCTCGAAGCATATTCTTCTAATGATGCAGGAAAACTTTGGTATGATGGCAGTAGAACAGTTGGATTTAGATATAATGGTAGTGCTTTTCAAGGTTATAATGGAATTACTTGGGCTAATATGGCTACTTCTTTACAATATTGGACAGAAAGTTATAATACTTATGGCGGACAAAAAAGTAGTGTATTTACTGTATTAGGAGCTGATACTCATATTAATGCTACTATAAAACCTAAAGGTAACGGAGCTTTTACAACTTCTGATGCTGATGGTACGACTAATGGCGGAAATCTAAGAGGTAGTAATTCTGTAGACTTACAAATGGTAAGAGGTGTTGCTGCTGACGTAGCTAGTGGAGCGTGGTCTACACTTTTAGGTGGACAAGAAAATAGAGCTAGTGGAGCACTTTCTGTGGTTGGTGGAGGTACTATTAATAGAGCTACTGGACTTTATTCTAGTATTCTAGGAGGTCTTTGGTGTGAAGCTTATCTTTACAATCAAGAGGCAAGAGGTAATGGTTCTTTTGGTATTGCAGGAGATTCACAAAAAAGTTCCATACAATTAAAAAGAAAAGTAAGTGGTAAAAATGCTGGAGATAATACAGAATTATTTCTAGATGGAATTAGTATAGTAGCTGTACCTAACGGAAATAATAGAGCATGGAACGTTACTATAGAAACCACTGCTGTTTGTACCGCAGTTGGAAGTGGTAGCGGAGTAGTAGGAGATACTTATACTTCTACATATACTGTAGGGTTTAAAAGAGTTGGTGGTATAGTTAGTATAGTAAGTGCAGCTACTTTAGTAAGTAGTTCTGCTGATGCTGGAATGGCTGGAGCTTCTATGTTAATAACTGCTGGAGCTGCTAATAATCTTAAATTAGAATGGGTAGCTCCTACTAGTGCTACTAATACAACTTTTAGAATACTTTCAGCTGTAGATTTAGTTGAAGTTGCTTGGTAATAATTAAATAAATAAAAATATAATGAGAACAGTTAGTTTTGAAATAGAAGATGATGAGGTTGTAATTCCTCACATAATAAAAGCAGAAAAAATGCCTATAATTATAGCCGCTTTTTGTGAAGCTTATGGTTATAAAAGTGAAATTGAAGAAGTTATTAAAGAAACAATTAAAGTTCCAAAGGTAGTTGCAAAAGAAAATGAAGAAGGTATAATGGAAACTAAAGTAGTTGAAATTGATTCTGAAATTGAAAGAACTGTAACTAAACCTAATCCTATGTCTGCACAAGATTTTGCTAAAAGGAAACACGCTGAAATGGGTATTAATTTTGTTAATAGCTTTTTAGATATGAAAGCTAAAGAAGCTAAAATTAGAGTTGAAGAAGAAATAATAGTTAAGTAATGGAAGGACAAAATAAATTATCTGAAAAGTCACTACTTGAAATTCAAGTACTTTGTTATAAAGCTTATTCTCATAGAGATAGACTTCAAGCTGAACTTCAATTTATGAACAATTCTATTGCTCAATTTGAAGCTGAAATAGAAAAGAAAGAAAAAGCTTTAATAGCGGATTTTAATGAAGCAAAAAAGCCAATAGAAGATATAAGTAAAAAATCAATTAAAGAGGTACAAAAATGAGTGGAATAAAAAGAATTATTGATTCTGTTTTTCTAGGAAAAACTAGCGGTAAAGCTCAAGTAGATAATAGAAAATTAGCTAGAATTCTACATCTATTATCTGAAGCAAGTGGTACTAACAATGCCGTTCCAATTACTTATGTAGCTTTAAAAGCTTTGTATGATGCAGGAACTATGACAGTTGGTAGGTATGAAATTATTGACTTTCAAAGTTTCCATATTATACCTAATACCACAGATAGAAATGATACTTATACTACAATACCTGTAGAACCTTTGATTGTAGAAGCTGTATCTGCAAGTGAATTAAGTCCTATTGCTCTAAGTACTACATATCCTGATGATGTTATTTATTATGATATTACTAGTGACTATTTAGGAAGTTCTAAAGCTACTGGTCATAAAGGGTGTATAACTAAAAGAATACAAACTAAAAAGTCCATTGAAACTAATTTCGATTTTAGGAATTATATAGTTAGACGATGGGCAGGCAATTTTACAAATGTTGACCCTGATGGAGCTAATGGAGCTATTAAATGGGCATTAGGTAATTCTTCTATATCTATTGGCAATGAAAGAGATACTCCTGATACTCAAATCACTTATGTAGCTGAATCTACAAATGTTTATGATGTCGATACCAATCCTACTGGGTTTAAAGATTTAAGAGTATTTTTTAATAGAATTGATTTAGATGATATTGCTAATTTCAGTGGTGTTTACATAGATGCTTCTTTTAAAAATGGACCTTATAATACAAATTTTGGCGAAGATATTACAGAAATGTGGAATGTCAAGATTAAAGCTTCTTGGTGGACATCAAATTGTTTTTACGCTGGTAGTTGTAAATTTGCTGATTTTAAAATGTTAGCTAACAATATATTTTTATATGGTTATGATGGAGGAAATTGTGATGTGGCTCAATTAGATTTTTGGAATAATATAGTAGCAGTATATACAAATTATCGTGCAGCTTTTAGTTCAGGTGTTGGAAATGTTTTGACTTATAAAACTGGTATGTATAAAGGCTTGTCTTGTAGATTGAAAGCAATAGCTTATTGTTGGATAGAGTCTAATACAGCTGCTAGTGCTCCTAGTATTATGGGAAAAATTGAACAATGTGATAGTATAGTTTTAGAAATAGTTGATGATGGACAATGGAATTCTAATAATCCTGTAAATTCTTCTTCCCCAATGTATGATTTAGAAGGTATAATGCCAGCAGGTTTTTGGGGTCAAGCTAATACAACTAAAAAAATTGATTTTACTGCTGCTGGTATAACTTATCCAGCTTCTAAACTTTATATTAAAAGAGATTATTCTAATTTAGAAGCAGAAGCAGTTGCATCTGCAAATATTAGTTTTCCGTCACACACAGACACCAGTAAGGATTGTAGACATTGGGCTGGAGTCTTAAATTTAACTGGAAGTGGTACTGTAAATTTAGCTACACTTAGAAGATTAATGTATTTAAACTTTCCTATTACACTTAAACCTGCTAGTGGTTTAACTATATCTATTGCTCCTAATAATGTTACAGATGGGTTTATACAAAAAACAACTGTTACTGCTAATGGAACAAATGGAGAAGTTATAATTTTAACACCTGTTGGAAATAAGTGGTTAGCTACTAGTTAATAAACAAATTTATTAAAATAAAAAAAAAATGAAAACATTATACGCATTAGTACATAAATCAGATAACACTATAATAAAAATAGTAGAAACTGCAAAAAGACAAGAAGATAAGTCTATTTTAATAGAGTCTTTTGAAAAAAACTTTAATACAGTAGAAAAAACTTTATCTTCTTCTGTAGTGGAAAGTAATTCTGCTGAAAATCTTTCTATAGTTAAATTCCAATGGGATGAAATTACAAATACTATCGGTAAAGCTACTCCCGAAGTAGGTAAAACTGTAACTTTAAATGTTGAAATGACTCCTGAAATGTTTTGGAAGTCTGCTAACAACGGATTAAAATTTGTAAATAATAAGTTAGTATGAAATTTTTAACAACTTTAATTATATTAGGTTTGACTTATTTTAGTCAAGCCCAATGTCCTAGCAATGTTTATTGTTCTAGTGACACTATTATTCTCTACTTCAATTCAGCTCCCGCTAATTGTGATACAGTATCTTTTTCTATAAGTGGAAATACTGTAAAAACAGAAGTATTGCATAGAGATGTTCCTAATAAACTTCTTATACTTAAACAAAATGGTATAAGTTGTTCTTCTAGTTCTGATACAACTAGACTTATAAAAAAGGGTAATGTAGTTTATGAATGTACTCAATATACTGCACTTCCTGTAATATGGCTTTCTTTAACTGCTACTAATTATTTAAATGCTAATTACATTAAGTGGAAAGTTCAAGAAATAAACAATGCTCATTTTACTATATATAAATATGAAAATGATACTTGGAAAAGTATAGGTAAATTAATAAGTAAAAATCCTAATTCTTTTAGTGATTATACTTTTATTGATAACAACTTAGCAACCGTAAATAACTATTATAAAATACGTCAAACTGATATTAATGGCACTTACACAGATAGCGAAGTAATTAAAGCTAGTGGTGAGATTATAGAAGTACCAAAAGAAGGTTATGATATTTTAGGTAGAAAAACAGATAAACATATAATTATAACAAAATGAAAGCTTGGAAGATAGTAATAGGTTTTTTAATTTTAATAGGACTGTTAATAGGGGCTAAAATACTTTATTTAGGATGGTTTCCTTTATTTGAGATTTTAGGAGTTACAGTAGTTGTTCAATTAGTGGCAATAGTATGTAACAAAATAAAGAAAACTTTACTAGCTGATTTATTAATCAATTTTAGTCTAGCTATTGAAGCGATTTGTTTACTTTTTTGTATTGCTCCACCTGCTATTATTTATACTATTTTAGTTTCTTATTATAAATATGATTTTAGAACTGCTACAGAAAGAATTTCAGATTTTGGATTAAATATAGGAGAATCTTTAGACCAATCAGGTAATGTTATTGGTATGGATATCTTTTCAGACACTCTACTAGCAAGTAGTAAAGGTAAACAGTTTGGAAATCCTGATGAAACTGTAAGTCATGTTACTGGAGTTAAAGAAGCAGAAAATGACCTTTCTTGGTTAGGAGAATTTTTAGCTTTTGCTTTAAATTTAGCAGATAAAGGACATACTAAAGATGCTAAAGATTCAAATCAACAAGATAAAAACCAACGAGAAAAATAAGAAATGACAGATGCAATCGCAGTAGTATTAGCTTCCATTATTACAGTAGGATTTCCTTTTATAGTTAATGGTTATAGACAAAAGAAAAGAACTGAAAGAAGAAATTTAGCTTTAAATGCGGAGATAAATAAACTACTAGAAGAGAATAAAGTTCTAGCACAAGAAAAAAAAGATTTAATAGCTCATGAAATTACAGGAGATTTAGTCTTTTTTAGTAGAATCAAAGATATAGTAGAATCTTTATTTGAAAAAACTAAAGTAGATAGGTTTTTAATACTAACTGGTCATAATGGTAGTCAAGAATTAACTTTTGCTACTGCTATATACGAACATCATAAAGCTAATCCTAAAATTCTTTTATCTGTAGGAGCTACTAGAAAATATAAGGGATTTAAGTTTGACCAACCTTATAAAAATATGATTAAAACTTCTGAAAAATACGGTTATATTGATTATGATGTGACTAAAATGGAAGAATGTGATTTAAAAGAAATATTTCTTACAGAAGGTATTAAACACGCTAGAATACTATTTCTTTTAAGAGCTAAAGTAGACGAAACTAATGATATAGTTTTCTTTGCTAGTTTAGCTACACGTAATGTAATAGGTTTCTCTAAAAGAGAAAAATTAATATTGAAAGTAGAAGGTGATTTACTTATAGGGCTTTTTTCTAAAATAGAAAGTGAAAGATTAAAAGAAGCAAATAAAGCTGAAAAAGAGCTTGTAAATTTAAATAAAATAAAAGAGGAGTTAAATGGAAAACAAGGAAAATAAAAGTGGAGAATTTACTATTAATTTAGGTAGATTTAATCCAATGAGATTTCTAAAGAAACTAGGTTCTTATAGAAATGATGTAATACTACAGTTAGTATTCTTAGGATTACTGCTATGGCTTAGTAAAGGAGTTGAATATGTAAACGCAACTTATAATAAAAGTATAGGTTGGTATGATTGGAGTTATCTATTTACTGAATTTTATGCGTTTGAAAAATTAGTTTTACATATGACTGCAATTAAAGTTATTATGTATTTTGGTTTTCCAACTTTAGATAAGTTTTTAGAAACAGGTTTTGATTCAATTTTTAATAAAAATGTTTTTGGAGATACAGAAAAATGGAAAGTAATAATCGCACTATCGGTGTACTTCTTGTTGTTATTTCTCTCTATTTCTTTTTCCAACGGAGTAGCCAACGGACTAAAGACTTAGTAGAAGTACCAATAAAAGATAGTATAACTTTAAAAACAACACAAGAAATTAAAGAAACTAAAGGGTTAATTGTGCCTAAAGGTGTTAATTTTACTGGTGATGTTGCTGTAGGTACAGATAAGTTTAAAGCTACTATGACTTGGTATGCCAATGAAGTTGGTGTTAAAGAAGTAGGGGGCAATAATAAAGGAAAAAGAGTAGGATATTATTTAAAAACTACTGCTAATCTTCCCGAAGGTTATGCTTGGTGTGCTGCTTATGTATATACTGGGGCTCATGATAATGGAATAGTAATACCTAAGAATGCAATGGCTTCTGTAGTTGCTAGTGGTAATGTAGTTTATAAACGTAATAGTACTAAGACTCCACATTTTCCTACTATAGAGGGAGATTCGATAATAGTTTTCGGACTTCATAACGGTAAACGTATCTTTCATACTGGCGTTTTTGCTGAAGTTAAAAGTTCAGCTGTAAAAACATATGAAGGAAATACTAATGGTGGTGGTAGTGCTGATGGAGATGTTGTAGCAATTTTAATTAGACCAAAAGGAACGATATATAATGCTTCAAAATACTTATGAAAAACGATAGACAATTCATTTATATTATATGTTTAGTTTT